GCACCACCTAAACTAATTGTACCTGTTCCGGTCGTGGTGGTAGACTCTTTAACTCTGTCGTTTAAAACTAAAGCCATGATCTATTACGCGATTCTTATTATAGCTGTTGATGCACCTGCTGCAGGAAATTGTATTGTAAAATCTCCGTTAGTAGCAGTTTTGGTTCCTCCAAAATCTAGAACAACAACGAGTTTGTCAGAGTTTGTATCGTTGTAAATAACTGCACCCACTGCTGATAAAGTTACTGATGAAAAAACTTCATCTGCAAAATCAACAAAAGCTGTGTTACTTGCAACAGCAACCGCTTGACTATCTAAGGCATTTCCACCAGCAGAATAATTAGTACCTGAAGAAGAAACTTCGTTAGAGGTAGAATATGCAGTGCTTGATGTGGAATATCCAGAGATGTCTGTGTACAAAGCTATTTTAAAACTATTGCCACCGTTGGCAAAGTTGTGTGTTCCAGATAAGAGTTCTGATTTAAATGCATCTGGTATTATATTAGCCATTTATCGTCTCCTTTTATTTCATTTTTGGTTGTGGTGATTGTAAGTCTAAACGAATTGCACCACTAGTGTATTCGTCTCTGCGTCTTCGACCTTGTTGTTCAGTCGCAAACGTTTGAAGAGCTTCTTGATAAGATGCCTCGTACATTTGTACCATATTATCTGGCCCTTTCAAGTATTTTAGAGTTTCTACCATACACCCATAAATCAACAAATCTTGAAAATTATTGGATATATATGTGCTAGTAGTATCAGAAGTAGTTATTGTATCGGGTTGTTTTATGTAAGCTAAAGTCACAACATAAGCGGCGTTAGGTGTTGGAGCTACAACCCAGTTGTCAGAGTCCCAGTTAGCGTAATATCTAGGTTTCGCATAATCACTAGAGTTGTCAGGATCTGGAAAATATTCAGCTAAAAAAGAAGTATCTACTTGTTCTAAAAAGAATTGATCAGAAGTCGTGGGATCTGTTAGTTGAACATATCTAATGATTCTAGTATCTGAAGGAACAGTAACAAATCTGTTACCTATTGTTAAATCTGAAGTAGCATAAAATTTTGTATCATCAGAATCCACAGACCTAAATATTCTATTTTCTACATTTTTAATAAGAGTGTTTAAAACACTATCAGTTAAAACTCCGTCGTCTACTTCGGTATAGTTTCTAATATTGACTCTTAATTCACTAAGGTTCATTGTCATGGTGATATCGTTACGGGCCCGGCTGATGCGTTTTCGCCCCCTCCTTTTACATTTCCTGCAGTTGCTGTATCTGTATCTACACTAAAAGTATAAGTATCAGCATCGACCTTTGTTATTGTATAGCCTGCAGCTTTATTAATATTAGTTCCAGAAATACCATCAAAGCTAATTGCATTTCTAAATCGAACTGTATCACTAGATGCCCTACCGTGATTTATTTCTGTAACTGTTATAGTTGAAGAACTTGCACTTCCTGTTTTAAAAGAATTTATATTTAATAAAACAGCAACAGTTGGTTCAGTTCTATCTACTCTTGCATTTTGTAGAGCTTCTGGATCTGCAGCATGAACTTTTAATTCTAATTGTGGTTGTTTAGGTTCAAACTCTGAAATATGAACTCTTGATCCGTTCCATTCTCTTACCATTTCACTGTAAGGAAATTCCATTCCACTTCTATCTGAAATAGATTTAGCGTATTTACCTCTTGCAAAATTTGTCATGTTGTTGGAAAGTATACCTTTGGTGTTAAGAAAGTGCTAGTAGAAGAACTATCTTCATTTAAAGCTCTTGTTAATTCATCTTCATATAATAATTTTAAATTTTGTGATCTATCTGGAGCTATTTTTAAACTCAAATAATAAGATAACCCTGCACACATACATGGTATAAAACGATATACAATATCTGTTTGATTTGTGTATGCTCCAGCATCTTCAATTCTTTTTAGATAATAAAATTTTAATAGAAAATTAGATCCTGAGAAACTACTACTTGGAGTTTGATATAAAAATATACTAGGGGAAGTTGTTCTATCAACATAATACTGACTAGGAGTACCTTTAGATAGTTTGTTTGCGATTGCAGAATATGATGATCTGTCTATTTTAGATATAGGAGTATCAACAGGTGCTGTGGCAGTAGTATTATTTCTAACATAAGCTTCTAAAATTTCATTTACATTACCAGGAAAATTAGTGCTATCTGTGGTTGCATTATATTCAGCTTGACCTTCTACTAAAGGCACCGCGGCTAAATCTATTTTCCATAGATGAAGTCCTCTATTTCCCCATTCAGAAAAAAGTATATTTAAAGAACGTCTAGCGCTTTTTAATCCATAACCTGTTCGAGCCGTCATTCCACATCGTTCGTATGCTTCTTGAATTATCTCATCAATATCTAGATCAAAAGCAGTTGTACCTGAAGTGGCCATTGTTTAATCCTATTTGTCTATCATTAAAGTAGCTGCATCTATGTTTGTAATTGTAGAAATTTTCATTCCACCAGGAAATAATATTCCGTCTTCTGGGACATTCATAGAAAATACATCACCGTTAGGAACGTCAGCTTGAAATAAAGTTGAGCTATCTGTGTTGTCTTGCAATATAATTGTTCCTGCTCCACCACCGTCAGATGCTAAAATAATTCCTCTGAGTCTAGTTCTCCCTGCAAAAACTACTCCTGCTGATGTAAACCTAACTGCTTTTACGTCACCTTTACTTGCCATTTTTTTCTCCTTTGCATAGGAGCCCTCTTGGAGGGCTCCTAATTAATCATTAACTTACTGCAGCACTAAATGGTGTTGCTGGTGTTCCGGTACATCCGGAATCAACAGATACTTTCCATTTACCTGAAGCAAGAACTGTACAAACAATTTTTGAGTAAGTTACACCACCAGTTGTGCTACCGTTTAAAGTGATAGTATCTGATGTTGAAGCTGTTTCAAAACCAACGACATTGTCGGATGAGTCATCAATAAATAATGCACTTCCTACCATAACGTCAGTTGCATTTGCAACTTGAACAACTAAGTCACCTGTCTTTGTAATATCTGCAAAAATTTCGATAGTAGCGCCGACGTTGCTTAGATTGTTTAAGTCTGGCCCTGGTCCTGCAACGGCAGAATCAGAGTTTGCATTTGTTGCTGGTAATGTGTAAGTCACAGCGCCTGCAGCAGAGTTGTAAACAATTCTTCCTGCGTGGCTAGCTGTTGTCAAGCTATCGCTTGAGTTTACTGTTACTACATTACCTGGCCCTGTACTAAAAAAACCTTTTTTAGATACAACTGGACCTTGAAATGTGGTTGTTCCCATTTTTTACCTCCGTAGTAAAAATACATACAGTCTCTACGTTCGTCTGCTAGGTCAGTCTGTATGTTAGTTTATTTTCCTAGAAGGTTAAATATAGCCATTTTTATTTAGAGAGCAAGTTTATTTAAAAAATAAATGACTCTCATAGTCTTGGTGTCTCCACCTTAATTTTGCTAAGATTCTTTTGATTCTCTCTTCAATAGATTTCATTTCAAGAGTTTCTTTACCAGAATTAAGATAATGAGAATTCCACTGAGATTCGAGTTTAATTTTCTCAGCGATTAAAGACTGTGATACTGCGGTCATAATATATCTCCTTGTCAATATTATCCGCTTTTATTTTGTACATTAATTTCCCATAAAGTCAAGGAACTTTCCCATAAAAAAAGGGGCCATAAGGCCCCTTTTAAAAGTATTTATAAAATTACTTATTATGCACCTGGTGAACCAAAGATACCTCTGAAGTCAGAGAAGCCGAAAGAATATCTCTCTCTTGCTTTGTATCTTACGTTACCGGTATCAAAATCACCTTCCATTGAAGTTTTGATTGGTGATCTTTCAAAGTATTTCATACCGTTAGGAACATCAGTGATAATGAAGAAAGCATCAGTATCAGTTAAGTAGTTGTTCACTACATAACCTTGTGGGACCATTCCCATGCTCTTTAATGCATTCAAGTCATTATCTGCTGTGCCAACTCTATTAGCAGATTTCATAATTCTCTCTGCTGTGAATTGAAGTTCTGAAGGAATAATCATTTTTACTCCTTGTGCTGCAACTTTCAATCCTCTCTCATCTCTGAATGCATTAATATCAATTAATGCTTGTTCAATAGATGTTTCAGAGAGATCAGCAGATGTTGCTAATTCATTGCTGACAGTACCAAAGATAGTTGGGTGGTCAGTAGCACAAAGCTCCTTACCATCACCACCTGCAAAGCTAGAGTTAAAAGCTCTGTTTAATACGTTAGCTGCTTTCACCTGTTTGGTGTTAGCCATTGAACGTGCTAAAGCTTTTGTGTATCTGCTTGACAGTCTATCATAAAGGTTGTCTTCAATAGCTTCCTCTGTAATTGCGAAAGCTAATGCAACAGTCTCATGCTGATATCTTGCTGTGTAGGTTTCCTGACCATTGTCATAGACAACGCCGGAACCCTCTGGTTTAACACTAGCACCTGCGAAACCACTTAACATTACTTCCTCTTCGAAAGCTCTGTCTGAAGTTTCTTTGGTGTAGATTTCCTCGTGTTGATTTTCATAACGATTGTATTCCAAGCCGAATAGTGCATTCAAACCTGGCTCTAGTTCTTTAACTAGTTGATTACGTGATATAGCCATAATTTAATTACTCCTATTATAATGCTGTGTGGAATGTGTGTTCGTTGATATAAACAATGTAGTTTATATTATCAGAACCCAATTCGCTATTGTTCGGATCAGTAGATATACCGACAACTCTTAGTTGGCCGTCAGTTGCAGCTAAATCTGACACGTCTAATTCAACATTGGATGTTCCATTTACTGTTGAACCAGCAGCGTACACGATATCTGCTACTTTAAATATATCTGTTCTTGCTGAAGCACCATCACCTTGTACTTCGAATCTTTCGTAAGGATCGTCATATACGAAAGCGTCAATATCACCAGAAGTGATATTAGTTTGTGTGTAATGGTTTCGAAACGTTGGTTTTCCGGTTGTTGGATCTGTAAAATTACATCCCCAAAATACACCTAGTAGTGTATTGCCAGC